GTCATCCAGCTAAGTACCCAGATAACAATGATAGCTACAATAGCCGCCTTAATCCAGTCCTTCATTTTCCAATCTGACCATTCTTTCAAATGATCCCATAGATCTTTCAATAGGTTCATAAAACCTCCTTTGTTAAGTAGCGAAGTATACTATTTTACGCCTTTGAAAGCTACCTTTTTAATCTGCATTTTACTCGTTTGTCCTTGAGGACCACTTCCTTTATTTTGTTTTACAACAAAAGGAGAGTAAACAACTGCCGCATCCGATACCGCAATAGCATTTGGAAAAGGATTTTTTTGAGGTACTTTCGTCATTTTTGCGTTTTTAAATTTCATACTTTTACCCTTTTTTTAATATTATTAACTGATCCACCACGTTTTAAAAAACCCATTTTATTTCTAACAGATTTAGGCAACTTAGCTAAGCCTTTATTTTTTTTTGGAACTGGTTTTAGTTTCTTTTTCATATCAATGTATTGTAACGTTTGTATTTAAATCTTTTAACGTTTGTTCCGTTAATTGTAAAGCCTGATATTCTTCCATGGTAACAGTTAGAAGATCTTTTGCTACTATACACATTGCCTCAAACATAATTAAATTTTCGTCAAGACTGCAATTTTCGTCAATGACTAAATCTCTAGTTTTTTCAATGTATTCCTTAAGTTTTTCTTCTTTTGTCACTTTTACCTGCTTTGTTTAGAGCTATAGCTATAGAAAGTCTTTGTTTAGCTTTCTTTTTACTAATACCCTTCTTTGAAGCTAGAGTATTAATAGCCTTTTGTCTACCTTTAGTTGCTTTTGACTTGTTAAGCTCTCTAATATTAGCAGATATTGTTCGTTGACTAGTTCCTTTTTTTAGAGGCATCTAATTTTTGTAGATTAATATTTGCTCTTAATTGAGCAATATCTTCTTGTGATTGAATTCTTGCTTGATCAGTTTTTTCTTTTTGTGCTAATTTTTGTTGCTCCAAGTTTAATTTAGAGAAATCATATTGAGCGTCAGCTTGATCTTTCATCGCTCTCATTTGTAATTCTTTTTCTTTTAATGCAATAACAGGATCAGGTTGACCTTGACCAGACATTTGTGCTTGCATTTGTTGGAGCTCTGCTAAAAACTGAGCTTCTAAAGCGGCTATCTGTTTTACTTTTAATTCATCAACATTTTGAGCTTCTTGTCCCATTTGTTGCTCTGCTTGAGCAACTTGCATATCAACGGTTTCTCTTGCCTTCAAAGATATGTGTTGCATGAGATGTTTATTTAAATCAACAGCTAATTGCGGTTGAGCTTGAACTATAGGAGATAAACCAAATAACAAATGAGCTTGCATGTGAGCGTCATGATTTTGCCCTTCATATGCCTCAATTTTGTCTAAATCTAATAAACGTTGATGTTCCATCGTTGGGCTCATCGGCTCAGGTTTATCTAGTTTCATAATTTTATCAATATCCGATACGCCTAAAGCTTCATACATTCTTCGATACGCTTCTTTAATGTTATGTAGTTGAGGAGCACTTGTTGCTAATTGTAATTGTGTTTGTGCTAATTGAATTCGTTGCGCCATACTAAACATGTTAGGATCTGCTACGGGGATAACGTCAATTGTATCATCGAAATCATCTGACTTAATCATTCTATTTCCACCAATAACCGCGTAAGGGTATTCAGGAGGTAAATATGTCTTAATAACGTCAGCCAATAATCTAAATTCTTTTTTCATCGAGTAATAAATTCTTTTGTGAATACTACTCATGATACGTGAACCACGTTCCAATAAAGCAATGGTTGTCCCTACAGGAGCACCTTGATTAGCGTCTCCAACTTGCATATCAGCTATTTGAGCAAATCGTTGACCTGCTTGCACCACAAACCCTAGAAGAGCAAATAATGTTTGTGATGGTTCTTTGTATGGTAATGGCATCAATCCATCACGGATTGCTCCGCCAGGTGCATCGACATCTCTAAATTCACCAGGTTGTAAAGGAGAGTCGTCATCCCTGATCCGTAGACCACGAGCCTTGAACCCTGCTGGTAAATTAGACAATGTTCCTGAATCAAGCAACTGTCTTAATGCTTGTGTTGCTGATCTAGATAATCCACCAATTAAATGCACTAAACCAAAACCATAAAACCCTAAACCTTGTAAAAATTTAAAATGAACAAAGTATTCTTGTTTTTTAAAATTAGAATCATTCTCTTTGAAGTTTCTTCTAATAGATAAAACTTTTCTGGTGCCTTCATCAATCGTAACAATATACGGAATTTTTATCCCTGAATTTTCTTCTCCGTTTTTATCTTCATAACCAATTAAATCTAAGTTCACGTGAAATTCTAAAAGCGACATCATCATGCCTTCACCAACTTGTTCAATTCCCTCAAGTCGATCTATTTTTTCTTTAACGTCGTAAGCACTATAAGTTGACTGATCATTGTAAGGTTGTAAGTCTACGTCTCTATAAAATCCTGATACTTGTTTCTTCCTAACCTCATTCTCAGTCATCAAAACTCTGTGTGTAATTCTTTCACAACTCTCCAGATCAGTTGCTGTGTAAGGCACAATCAAATCTTCAGCTGGAATAAATTTAGACACAGCTCGCTCTAGTTGAGCATCATAATAAACTTTTTTAAAAGTCGATCCTGAAAGAGGTAGATAAAATAACATTTGATCTAATTCAGGAGTATACTCTTGCATCACGTTAGTGATTTGATAATTCATGAAATCTTTAACTCTTTGCGACTGCATATATTTTTCTTGCGTCTCTTCCCCAACAACGTATGTGCGAACAGGACCGCTTGCAGGCATTAATTCTTTGTAAGCAGTTGAACTGAATTGAGTGACAGCCTCTGCTAGTAAAGGATGGGTAACATTACTTGCTCCTTGAAATGGTTCACTTCTCTCTGAGTATTTAAATCCTAATAAATCTAGACCTTGTGAATAAGTCTTCTCCCATTCTTCTCTAGATGCTTTGTCGTTTTCATATTCTCCCATAAGGTCGGAAGAAATATTTTGTAAATCATTCTCATCAATTGTTTCAGCTAAGTTAGCCGCAAATTCAATCGGGGGTTCATCCGATACTTCTACTTCCTCGGATACGATTTCAATTTCAACTGGTTCTTCATTTTCCACCGCTTCTTCAATAGCGTCGCCTACAACTGCTTCTATTTTTTTATCGATATTATCAACCATAATTTTTTATAAATTATATATATCAATTAATCTACCAAAATAAAATTTTGGTTTCTCCACTAAACCGCCTGTTGCTTTTTTAATGGGTTCTTTTAAGCTTTGAAGGAGTTTGATTGCTTTTTGAGTTTGGAGGATTTTTCCGTATCCTTCGTCTGTTGATTTGTCGATTCCTTTGACGATTTTGATGAAACTGTCGAGATAACCGAGATTGAAGATGGAGTCCCCGTCATCTCCTGAAATTCTTTTAGTGATACTTTTCTTAATGGCATTGTTGTTCTTCCTATAATTGTTTTTGTTTATAAAGTCACCATACCAATAAACATCATCTATATACACCATATCAGCGTCATCACCTAATACTTTTGAAAAAGATTCTTCCAATAATTGTGGATCAGGAGATTTATTATCAAAAGTTAAGAAACTCGCTACAAATCCGCCAGCTGTATTTTGCACATTGAAGTCTATACCGAGTTCTTGCTGT